AGTGAGCCGTGCGCTCGACCCTGACGTGGCACAGCTCGTCGAGCCGTACCGGCGCATGCGTCTATTCGCATGAGTTCAACCACTACCGTCTCCCAAATCAAAACTGGTTTGGCAGCCAACTTGGCAACCGTGTCAGGTCTTCGCGCTTACGCCTACCAACCAGACAATGTGAACACCCCGTTCGCTTGGCCGTTGCTGGATTCAATCCAGTACAACGGGGCTATGGGTGGGGGTTTGATTACCCATAAGTTCACGATCAGTGTTGTGGTGGGTCGTTCGGCTGAGCGCACTGCACAAAATCTGTTGGATGGCTACTTGTCATATAAGGGTGCTACTTCTATTCGTCAGGCGATTGAGTCGGATCGTACCTTGGGTGGGGTTGTGCAGGATTTGATTGTTGAGTCAGCGAACAACATCTCTACCCTTGAGGCAAATGATGCAACATATTTGGCGATTGATTTCGTTGTCACGGTGTATGCCTGACCCCTTGCCAACGGTTACTTGTGGCGTGTAGTGTTATCGCATCGGCTCAGCCGAGCAGACATCAACTCGAACGCCGATAGGCAGGAGCAGAATCATGGCAAAGCAAGTTCTCACAAACGTGGCAGTGACCTTCGGTACTGCTTCAACCGACATCAGCGCATACGTCACAAGCATCACTCTGTCAACGACAGCTGCTGAAGTTATGACTTCGGCAATGGGATCATCGGCAATGACTCGCATCCAAGGCATGATTGACAATTCGGTCACAGTCGAATTGCAACAGGACTACCCAACGATTGAGAAGTTGTTCTGGGATGCGTTCACTGCTGGTACTGCTGTACCGATGACAGTGAAGCCAAACGGTACTGCTTCGGCTTCGTCTAGCAATCCACAGTATGCGTTTTCGGTGCTACCTACTTCCTGGAGCCCCGTAAATGGTGCCATAGGCGACCTGGCCACCGTCTCAATAACGTATCCCATCTCAGGTGCAATCACCAAGACAGGTACCGGCGCATAGTTTTCAAAATCTAATTAGTTACCTAAGGAGGTAGAGAATGAAAATAGCACTCAGTTTGACTAGTGCATTAGACGGCAAGCAACGAACAATCATCGCTGCGTTTCCAGACTTCATTGCGTTTGAAAACAAATACAATCGCAGTGTTGCCAAGTTTGAAGCCGAACTCACATTGACCGATCTTGCATACCTTGGATGGCATGCAGAGAAACGGTTGAAGAAAACTGGTTTGGACTTTGAATCATGGTGCGAAGAGATTGAAGCACTCGAAGTGGGAGACAGCGCAGACGCAGTGATCGTCCCTTTGGAGATAAGTCAGCCCACTGGGTAATTTCCTACCTCGCATGTGAGACTGGGATTGCGCCAAGTGTTTTGCTGGCAGAAGAACCAAGAATGCTGTTCACAATGTTGGCGTACCTTCGTTGGAGAGCCATTCATCTAGGCAAGTAGTATCGGTGCATGGCAGGTCTCAGTCGAGGTGGCAACTTCTCAAGTCGTGATGATGTCACAAAGCCTGTCAAAATTGAAGGCATCATGGAATACCTCCGTGAGCAATCTAAAGCCTACCCTGAGTTTGATAAGCAGGCTCGACTTGCTGGGCAAAGTGTTGCTCAACTGTTGGTTGTAGCAGCCACCTTTGAAGCTGCATCGGTGACTCGTAATCGCCAAGCGTTAGAAGTGATGAAGGGTATGAAGGCAACCCGTGACCGTATTCCAACTATCAAACTTGCAGAGAACTCAGCGTTCCAATCAAAATCAAGGAAGTTCAGTTCCTCCTACAACATCAAATCCCATCGAAGGGTGAAGCGTAAAGTCACTAGAGGAGATGTGTTCTTTGGTGCCGAGTTTGGTGGTGGCTCACATGGGTCAAGCAATCTGACTGTTGCTGGGGCTAAGTCACGTTCCGGTAGTGAGATGCCTCGAAAGGGTGGGGGTAGGACTACCCAGTTTCTACGCCATCGTGGGCAGTCTGGTTACTTCTTTTGGCCTGCTGTACGCAAGAACAAAGCCAATATAGCCACAGAGTATTTGGCTGCAATCCAAAAGGTGATCAATGTTTTGGCTGACCCTGGTACGGAGAAAGCTCAATAGTTGACTTTGACTGTGGTTTCGCTACTGTGTAGGTAGGGAGGCGTTCATGGTTGTTTATTTTGATTCGGTCAAATCTGTTCAGCCGAAGCCGTTTGCCTCTAATTGGGATGACCTCAAAGAGCGTTTGATGCACCATGAGGAGAATGCCAACAAGTCTGATGGTGCGTTGTGGTCGCCTGTTGAGTACCACCAAGGTAGGACTAGAGGGAATACTGCTGTTCGGTTCATTGAAGCGTTGGTCGTTGACATGGACGGTGAGTCATTTGCCAACGCCAATCTGGACGGCTACGAGTATCTTGCCTATTCCACATATTCTCATCAACTAGATGATCCTCACTATCACTTGGTCTTGCCTCTTGCTGAGCGTGTGCCAGCAGGATTGTGGCGAGCCGTATGGGCTGAACTGCATGAACGACTCAACCTGCAAGGCGACCCTGCAACCAAAGACCCTGCCCGTATCTTCTACCTTCCACAACATGCACCAGATCAACCTTGGGAGTTCCACGAACAATCAGGCACATTCATCGACACCGACTTCATATATGAACCTACGCTAAATCCAACACCAGCATCGCCACGTCAATCAGCTCAACCTCGACGCAAACGTGTTGTTCATGTTGAGATGGATGATGCTTGGTGGGATGCTGGCAAACCTTCAACACGTTATGCGCATCTTGAAGGCAAAGCAGTATGGAAGGCAATGGCTAACGATTTCAGTGTGATGGTTGCTGAGTACCACGAAGCTGTGCGCTTGGCTAGTCAGGATGTCATCTAGAATTGTTGCATGGCTGGTGAACGCACATTCGTTGTCAAGTTCATTTCCGATATATTCGGTGCCACTAAAGGAATCAAGAAGGTTGGCGATGATCTAGGCAAACTTGGTAACGACATCAATACTGGTGTTGGTTCCAAGATCAAGGACTTGATGCCGTCGTTCAAGCAGATGGCTGCCACAGCAACGGTTGCCTTCACGGCAGTTGGTGCAGCTGCCTACAAATCAATCCAAGCTGCATCCACCCTGGCTGAATCACAGTCAAAGGTCAATGTGGTTTTCGGTGATTCTGCAAGTGTCATCGATGAGTTTGCCAAGACCTCTGCAACTTCGTTTGGTATCACAAAGCAAGCAGCTCTTGAAGCAACAGGAACTTTTGGAAACTTGATGCAAGCCTTTGGAATTGGGCAAAGCGATGCTGCCAACATGAGTACGACCCTCATCGGTTTAGCAGCAGACTTGGCATCGTTCAACAACACAGATATTGAAAGTGCAATTTTGGCATTACGTTCAGGTTTATCTGGAGAAGCTGAACCGTTGAAAAAGTATGGTGTTGCGCTGACCGATGTTCTTCTAAAACAAAAGGCTCATGAGATGGGTCTTTATTCTGGCAAGGGTGCGCTTGATGTAACTGCCAAAACTCAAGCATCTTATGCATTGATACTTGATCAAACAACATTGGCTCAAGGAGATGCAGCACGAACTAGTGGTGGCTTGGCAATGCAACAAAAGATACTTAAAGCACAGTTCTCAGATGTGGTTGCTCAGATTGGGTCTGCGTTGATTCCTGCATTCTTAGGTGCTGTTTCGTTTATCAATGACACAATGCTTCCTGCGTTCGCCAATTTTGGTTCAGTCGTAGCAGAGGGTGGGTTGGCTGGTGGGTTTGATTTTATCGCAACAAGGTTCAAGGAATCAGCACCAAAAGTTCTTGCAGCTCTAGGAGACATGATCACACAGGCAGTTCAATGGATCGGCACAGATGGTCTGCCAATGTTGTATGCCGGTATCAACAACCTTGCTTCTTCCTTGACTGGTTGGGTTGAGCCTCGAATACCAATGTTCATTGACAGTCTCACAAAGTTCTTGATGGCTGGCTATCAATGGATTTACACAAAAGGATTGCCACAACTACTTGATGCAGTTCAGGCATTGGGTGACACGCTTGCAAGTTTTGTTGGCAAAGCTGCACGTCAGTTACCTGCACAGTTAGTTGACATGCTTGCCACTATCGGTGCATGGGCTCTGTCTGACGGTATCCCAACTTTGCTCAGTCTAGGTTTGCGTCTTGCTGGTTCTCTTGTCAAGTGGGCTGGAACGATTGGTCTTCAACTGATTGCCGGTTTGGGTGGGGCTGTTGTGGCGTTGGTTGCTGCGATACCAGATTTATTTGTTGGGTTTGTAAAAGGAATTGCAAACATTGCTGTTAATACTGTCAAAGGTTTTGTTGCCAAGTTTGATGAGATGAAAACAGCATTGTCAAATATCGCAGTATCTGTTGTCAATACTTTGATTGATGTATTCAACAAGATTCCGTTGATTCCTAACATCCCCAAAATTACTGTTGCCACTGAACAACTTGGTACACAGGTGAAGGCTACTGCTATTGACTTGGGCAAGATCAATGCTCGATTTGGTGATGTTGTTGAAGTAACAAAGATTGTGACACCGGCTGTCAAGGCTGTGGCTACGGAGACAGTGAAACTGGATACTGCTACTGGTGGAGCATCTAAGAAGTTGAAGGATGCTGCTACGAAGTTGAAGGAATATACGGATGCGTTGAAGTCAAGTAATTCTGCGCATAAGGGATTTACTAATGCACAGAAGGCTTCGATTAAAGCTGGTGAATCTTTGACTGAGGCAAACACTAATTTGGCTACAGCTCAAGACAAGTTCAATAAGGCTGTGGCTGGGTATGGTGCTGATTCGCCAGAAGCCAAGAAGGCTGCGAAAGATTTGGCTTCTGCTCAACGTGATCTTGAACGTGCTGGTTACAACGTGGAAGGTTCGTTGTTCGCTGTGGCTGATGCTGAGGCTGAGTTGAAGAAGGTTCGTGCCGATAAAGAGTCAACACCTCAGATGATTCGTGAGGCTGAGATTGCGTTGGCTGAGGCGAAGTTGTCGAGTGCTGATGCTATTGATTCGCAGACTGAGGCGACTGATGGTTTGACTAAGGCAACTGGTTTGTTGAATGATGCCGTGTTCGGTGCTTCTGTAGGTTCGGAGATTTTCAAGACTTTATCTAAAGAGTTGACTGATGCTAAGAAGAAGCAAAAGGATGCTGAGGATGATGTCACTGAAGCGATTGAGCGTGAGACTGAAGCATTGGAAAAGTATCGTGATGCGATTGAATCTGCTGGGAAGATTGCAGACAAGTATCCGCTGGTCGCTGGAAAGTTTAATCTCAGTAATCCTATGGCTGGTTCAGCTAATTCGATTCCTGCAACGGTCAGTGGTAACTCGACTGGGTTCAACGCTAATGGCACTCCGATTGTTGTGAATGTGGAGGCTGGAATGATTAGTGATAGAGAAACGCTCATCTCTGATTTGAACGATATGTTCACAGAGTTTTCTCGTAGGAACGGTAATCAGTTTGCTGGGTTTGTTGGAGTGCGCTAGTGGCTAAGGCTACGAAGTGGGGTTCAACTTACAAGGTTTTGTTGGATGTTGGTTTCTTGGCTGATGTGTTTCAGTTGGATTCCAGCAAACTTGATGGCACTGATGTATTGGATGGGTCAACAAGTTTTGTTGATGTCACTGAGTATGTGACGAACATCAATATCAATCGTGGTCGTGCCACCCAACTTGATCAATTTCCTTCGTCTAGTTGCACCATCGTTGCTGATGATCGTGCAGCTGCAAGATACTTTGATCCACTGAACACAGCATCAGAATGGTATTCAGGTGGCACTGTTGGTATCGCACCTCGACGTAAGTTCCAGGTGTATGGAGGTACAGCCGGAACGACAGCAATGTTCACAGGATTTGTGTATGACATGAACATGGATTATGCCGAACCGAACCTGTCAACAGCAACGATTGTGGCTACTGATGCACTCGGGCAGTTGGGGCAAACGGTATTGACTGCATTCAACCCTTCTTCTCAACTCACGTCTGCCCGTGTGTCAGCGATCTTGGATCGACCTGAGGTAGCGTTCTCGACTGCCACTCGAAGTATTGAGACTGGGATTGCGACATGTGGAACGATTGCATACGACGATGCAACGAATGTGTTGCAGGCGTTGCAGGATGTAGCGACGGCTGAGGGTGGGCGTTTGTTTGTTGATCGTTCTGGGTTGTTGAACTTTGATGCTCGGATTGCTGTGTCGTTTGGTACGGCTGTGGCTTCGTTTGGTGGTACGGCTGG